GGGAAAATACCGTAGTTGGTAATGATACCCCCTCTTGTTCAGCATCTAAAAATGTAGTTTCAAACTCTTTACCATTTTTTATTAAACCATTACCAAAAACTAAAGAAGTTGTATTATCTTCATTGACTTCTTTTATAAATCTTTTTGTTGTTTTTATAAATGACAAACTTGATGGTACAGAAGCAGAACCATCTGTGTTACTTTCAATACTTGTAGTTCTGTTACTATCTGATGTATAATATTTTTGTAAAGCAATGTTTTCTTGAGCTAAATATTCAACTTCATACCATGCATTTTTATTTGAATCTATACAAGAAATTATCTCTATAACATTTGTATCTGGTAATGTTATCTTTTTATATTGTTCAGGAGCTCCTATAGTAAATGTGGTAGATTTAGTTTCACCAGATACAGCTTTTATCGTTCTGGATGCTTTAAATGTTGATACTAGCCCTGATGCCTCATCAATTGTGTCTACTACAAATGCATCACCTGGTGTACTATCAACACTAAAATCTAATGGTTCTAAAGTTTCAAAAGTTAAATCTGGATTTGTTGTAGAAGTAACTGCTATACCTTCTGCTAAAGTTAATTTCTGTGATGCAAGTCCTACTATGTTACTTATATCTGATGTATCAGCATCTATAGATAAAGTAAATTTTAAATCTACAAAACTAGGTACAATAGCATTAGGTTTATATCCTGTAATTTTTGATAAATTTATTAAATTTCTTCTGTCTTCAGATAGAGGTAATAAAAGTTCTTTAAAAGAATCATCTACATAATAATTTAACACATCTCCTACATAAGCAGAAAGTTCTACTAACATCATACCCGGTGACGTTTCATTAAAATCTTTATAAGCTTGTGGAAAATATGTTTTTATATGCTGTAATAAACTTTGTTTAATAGAATTAAAATCTCTTGATGTGTAATTAGTAACAGATTGTCCGTATTCATTTTTTGTATCGAAATTAGAATATGCCATTAGTATGTAGCTCCTGCATTTATATCCAATTGTAAAGAATCAACCATATCAGGATTAGATTTAAATTTATAATTTATTTCCACCTTAAGTAAATTGTTCTCTGGTTGTTGTTCAGTTTTAATGTTTTTTACTTCTAAAAATGGTAACCATATAGAAATCTGTTCAATTATATCCTCTTCTATTTGTAGTGTTGTTTCAGTCGAAATCGGATTAAACAAATGTGTGCGAAGATTTACACCTAGGTCAGGTTGAAATACTCTTTCTCCCTTTGTAGTAAATAACAAACTTGTTAAATTAGCTTTAGTAGATTCTAAAGTAGTTATGGATTGATTATTTGTTTCAAATGTAATTGGTAATTTGAACCCTATAAATTCCTCAACTGAGTCTACATTGGTTGCTAAAATAGTATTTGGTATAGTGAATGCCACTTATTTATCTCCTAAACACCTCTTGTTGATTTTGCTTTTTCTTCTGCTTTTTTTAAAACACCTCTATAATCTTTATTTAAAAATTGTGACATTGGGTCATTTGGATTTACTCCAGTAGAAGGACTATCATTATATTGTGCTGATAATACATCATTCATTTTAGATGAATCGTATGTACCCCCACCTAAAGATTTCCACTCATCATTCATAGCCGTCTCATTCAGTACTTGATTCAATACAGAATTATCTGAAAACTTTTTCTTTTCAACTATCTTTTGTTGTGGTTTAGGTTTAGATTTTTGTTGCGTGTTTACTGGTTGTTTCAATTCAGTTATTACTTCATTGATTGCCATAGCAACTTCTTCTCTAACAATTTTTCTTATAATTAATTTTAAATCTGATTTTTTCATTTTTAACTCCTGTGTATAAACCTATTCATATATAAATATGAATTTTTAAAATTTTTAGAAGGTTTTTAAGTCCAAGGTGTATATCCAGCTACAGCTGGATTTGAACCAGGTGGTATACCAAAAGCATCATATGTACCTGATATTAAATATAAATGTATAGTATTTGCCATTTGTTTAGCAACCTGTTCACTTGAATTTGGTTGTGATAAAATTGAATCTAAAGCTGGTTGACCTGCAGGTGGTATTGTGGGAAATATTAATCCCGTACCGATTGGAGAGCCAAGAGAAATACCTAAAGCAAACAATTGTACAGCTAATTTTAAAATTGGAGTTGCTATAGGTAATGGAGGCTTAGTTGGAATAGTATCCAATAAATTTTTTAAAACTCCTGCAGCTGCTGGAACTCCTGCAGGAGGTGGGAATTGCATACCTAAAGCATATTTTTCCATAGCAGAAACAAAATCACCATACGTTATTGATACACCTCTTGCTGCAGCTTTAGATTGTTCTAATAATTCATTTTCCAATATTGAGGGATTTAAAGCCATTATGTTGTCCTGTTTGAGATACTTAATGCATCTGTAATTGATTCAGCAACATCTCGTATACCTTTTTGGATAGGGTTGAATGCCGGAGTATTAATAGGTGTACCTGATGGACCTTGAGTCGTGGGTACCGTTATCGCAGTGATATTACTTATCAACTGGTCGAGTTGGTCACATAAGTCAACTATTTTTTCTACCATAGTATCACCTAATACCAGTGGTTCTGTTTCTTCATCTAAATCCGACCCCAATCTAATTTCTGGTGCATTTATATCAAATCTCCCATTTGAATTAAAAAGGGTGTTTTTACTCGTTGAGAATGTTAGAGAATTACCAGACCCGATATGTGTATGATTTTTAGCAGATAAAAATAAATTTTCTTTTCTTGCATTCAGAATAATTCTATCAGAATTTAGTACTGAGAAGGCACCTCTATAACCATAAATAGTCGTTTCAATATCAGTATCCGATTCTCCTTCTCTTGCTTGACCTCTACCTAATGGAGTTGCAAATGTTGTTTTTATAGTCTTTATCGGGTCTTCGGTTGTCTCGTCACCTAATTGAAATGAATATGGTACCTCTAAAAGATTCTCATCCTCAGGCCTAAAATGTTCTAAAATACTACCTTGAGAAAACATAGCAAAAATAGAACTATCATTTATACTTTCAAATGATTGATTCGTATTTCTACCATTATCGATTACAATATTAGGAAATTTATTTCTACTACCTATTCGAATACTATTACCATGTCTACCCTCTAATATCATATCTGTATGAATATCAGATAAAATATCCTCACCTGTTGAAGGAGATGGTATTCTGGTTGCAGTATTTGTTGGGTCGTCTAAATCTGGTTTGAATTGTTTTATAAGGCGATTAAATTTTGCTGTGTATGGATATGTTTTAGATTTTTTAGGAGCTCTTCCTGTTTTACTTATTGAAGCTATCTCTGATTCAGTCTTTGATGGTGTGTTAGATACATTCAATGGTCCAAGATAATACCCCACATCACCAACCATCGTGATTAAAACTAAGTCTTGTATGTTAACACTATCAATCACACCTCTCATTAATGGACGATATTTACGAGTATCCATACCATCGAGTGTAACATCATCTGTCAGTATATTTTTTTCTACAATTATACAATTGCTTTCATTATCATTATTAGTAGGACTAGCAACTGCTTCTCCAGAGTTAATAACATATTTTACCGTGGCGGGTATGAATTGAAGAAAATTATCTTGGACTGCAGGAGTATCTAAGATGTACTCTTTACCACTTACTTGATTTGAATTTTTAACAAACATTATTACGCTTCAAATCCAGTAGTAGAACTTTTAGATTCTTTTTCTGTTCTTATCTTTTCTGCTTTCTTTTGAATATCATCAACATCATCTTGTAATGCTGCTATCAACTCTTCTTTTTCACTTTCAGATAATAAAGTACCATCTTCATCATTGTTATTTTTACCAAGTATTCGTTGCCAAACACTAGCTAATTTTACAAGATGTTCGTCATTTTTTATTGCTACTTCAAATAATTCTTTTATCAGGGGCGTTATTAGGACGGCATCATCCATCGTCTGAATCATGCCGTGTATTTCTTGAATTAATAAATCAAGTTGTAGTTTTTTGTTCTGTTGATTTTCATAAATATCTCTTGTCAAATCTTCAAAAGTCTTACCATCAAATATTTTGTTTTTATCCATATTAAATCTCCTATATGAATAAGTATGTAATTTATGAAAATTTATCCATTTTAGAAAGTTTTGTTATGCTTCCTTCTGTATAAAAATTATTATGAAGTACTTTCATATGTTTCCTCATAATGTTTAAAACTTTAGTTATTTTTGCCGTATCAACATTAGTCATTTCTCTAAGAAGGATATATAAAGCTTTTTTATTAAAATCTTCTATACTTTCTCGTACTTTCATTAAGTCAATAATAGCATATGCAATAATTATATCTTTATGTTTAGAAAAAATATGTGGTACTTTATTTTCAAAATAAT